GGGCCTTCTCCATCAGGGTCCATCCTGCCTCAGCAACCTTCTCACTGAGAGGAAGATCCCCGAGGAGAGCCTTTCGGATCTTGTCGTCCTTATCTCTCGCGAGGCCCCCTATGAGCATCCCGAGGCCCTCACCGATTCCGTCGAGCGGCGACCTCCCACGAAGGTCGATGACATTACCGGGACCTAGAGTCGAGACGGCCATGTGTTCTCCAGTTGAAATTTACCCGGTAAAGATCACGCGCCGCCACCCGCAGCCATCCCACCAGCCTTGATGAGTTCGCTGATGAGTGTCATCCAAGGATTGTCTGTCACAAACTGATTCTCCGGCAAGATCCCGAGCCCAGCGAAGTCGTAGAAGGGCTGAAGGTTCTGAGCTGCCATGTCTCCTTGCATCCCAATGCCCTTGAGCAGATTCGCCTGCTCACCAAGGAAGAGCCTTGAGATTTGGTCGTTCAATCCAATATTCGCTTCGTTCCGAACCCGGCCTTCTTCTCGAAGCATGGGCGTCCCGAACCGGTTCCCCATCGCACTCATGCCCTCTCGGGTCTTCGCGACGTCCTTCTCTGTCTGAAGTCCGAAGGCCTCTCTCAAGGGTCCCATCAACTCGTTGAACATCTCAGGGCTCTGCCGATCCTTGATGAATCCACTCAAGCTCGACTCTGCTTCTTTGCCGGACGCTGACATCGGTGAGCCCATGTTCCCGCCGGCAATGGCTTGCCTCAACAGATTGAGCACATCCTGGCTGAGGGGGGTTGCCTGCGACTTGGGCTGCTGAGTGTTGATGTCTGGCTTCAAGAACCCCATGACCCTACCTCCTCCTCAAGGATGCTATAGACGTTGCAATCCCACCACTCCCCATTATACCATGCTGCTTTCCTCATCCGGCCTTCTTTGATGAGTCCTATCCCTTCCATTGCGTGTATGGTCGGCATCGCGTAGAGTGGGACCTCAGCAATGATACGGTGGAAACCGAACTCCTTGAACGTATGGGCAATCATCGCCCGGATCAAATCTCGACGGCCCCGGAACCGGCGGTCCCAGAACGTAAAGTGGCCGGTCGCTTGATATGCCGGGTAGATGTCCGTCAGGAAGAAGATCCCGATGTCGTCGACCTCCCACACGATGCCGTTGGGCCTCAAGCTCCCGTCGGGATTCTGTGAGATGAACGTGTTGATGAAGTCGTCGATCCCCTGGATATGGCGATTGAAGAGGATGGGGAACTGAGATAGCTTCTCCCAGAGGAACCTCATGTTCTCGACGGAGAGGGGCATGAGCCTCACGCTTCGGATGATCTCACCTTCCGGTTCTTGGCACTCCACTTGCAGGATTGCTTCCATGATCATCCTTTCCTTCGGCTCTCGCGCTCGACTAATTGCGCTTGCCACTCGAATAGGTGAACCGGGATGGCCCCGGAGAACTCGACCTTGAAGCGAACGTCTGAACCCGTGACGTTGAAGTGGGTCCTGATCCAGCGGATTGATTGGTCAGCCCCAAAGAGGGGGGTGAAGGTCATGATTGCATCCTTCCAGGTCTGACCTCCATTCCCAGATCCATAGACCTTGATGATCGTGGTGTCGTCAGCCTTGTAGCGGAACAGGACCTCCACGAGTGTATAGTCACACTGGCGCTTGGTCCGGTTGAGGGTTGGTGATACCCAATAGGCTCCGCTCGACACCACGGTTGCACGGTCGAGCCGGTATACGATCTTGGCTGGGGTTGCATAGAGGACGTGCTTGCCCTCAACGATCACAGGTCGGGAGATGGTGCGTGAGTGCCTATGCCATGCAAGGGTCCTCAACGACACCAGCTTCTCCATGTCAATCGACCATGTCGCTGCTCCGAGCCCCGTGCCATAGACCGTGATCTGACACGTCCAGACCTGAGTTGCAAAGGTGTTGTTGGTCGCTTGGATGGAGAAGATATAAGTTCCATCTGCCGCCGTGATCTCTCCTTCAGCTGCACTCAGCTCGCCGGTTGCGGAGTCAAGGACGATCCCCGTCGGGAGGGCCCCAGCGACCACAGACCAGACATAGGGAGTCTCAGGTGGAGCAGCCGTTGCAACCCAAAGCTCAACAGCGTGAGCAATGATCCGGTATGATCCTCCAGAAGGGTAATAGGTCGTATCCGTATACGAGGTTGGGTTCGCCATATCCCATGCCCCAATATAACTCCCGGCCCCATTTCCTGAGCTTCGATTCGTATGTCCTGCAAGCGCCCCTGCGTACATCGAGGTATCCCCTGCTATTCCAGCAAAGGTCACAACCCAAGAGGTCCCATCGGTATGGGAGAGACTCAAGTTTGGAGTATCAAGCGTCCCTGCTGTTGCTGCCCCTGTCGCCTTCACTCCAATCACGGTTGTCCAGTCCATCCCTCGATAGACACAGACTTGAATCGAAGTTGCACCAGTCCAGATCCCAACGGTAGTCTCGGCTCCGGTTAGAACCTTGTAACCGACACGTTGAGCACAATATGAGGTTGCAGCAATCGTTCCAACGTCCGTCCATCCACTCGGAAGTGTTGGGGCTGTTCCTGAGCCAAGAACAAAGGCATGAACAATCGCAACATCATATGCTGCAATCCCTGCCGGCATATCACAAGTTGCGGCAGCAGCAAACTCATGCCCAACGAATGAGATGTTCATCAGATGCTCGGGACGGTGGATTCGATCTGGTAGCTATATGCCTCACCACGCTTGGCGTTTGGGAGAGGACAGAGCGAAGTGATGTTGACGGCGTCGGGGATGTATGCGGGGTTCCCTACCGGGTCGAGAGAAACTGAGATCATGTCAACGTAGGTCTTTATTGGTTGATTATCTTGTCCGTCGTAACAAGGATCATACCAAGCTGACCTATCATTGTTTGTAGAAACAAACCCAACAGCACCAGCAACTTGAGGCCAATACATATTGATGACATCGACATTCTTGACGTGCCAGATTGCAGACTCAGGATCACCAGATACCCATGTCCTAAAACTAACCCTACCGTTGACTACCCTAAAGCGAGCCATCGTATACCTATCTACGACAAAACCCCTTTGGTAGTTAGAGTAACAAGTACCCCCTCCTGGTTGGGGAACACTTATATTAGAAGGACTATCTTTAGCGTAGGTTCCCGTATAACCTACAGTATAAGGAGAATAGACTTGAGGAAAACCAATTTCAGACGACTCTCCATTTCCACTCAATAGAGCGACCCTAGACCCATCACCCCTTGTATGAAGCTGGGCTGCCCAATCAGGATATTCAGTCGTTTTGTATCCAAGTGAGCAGAAGAACTCACAAGTTTGAACATAAGCTGAGCATTGAACTCCAAGACCTACACCACTAATTCCGTTAGCACCCCCCTCTACAATCCGTCCCCCTGGACCACCAAAGATGGCAAATGGATTGTACTGTTCACTCTCCCCCGAGGCTCTAAACCTCATTACAACCTCAAACTCCTCAGGACTACCTGCAATGTCTAGACCTAAACCCGTATTGTAGAGGTTGATGAATGAAAGTGCTCTTCCACCATATGCTTTTTCATCAGAGATGACAGTCACTGTGCCATCTCCATACTTCGTCCAACCCTCCGGCACAATTGCCCCAAGCGCCGCATCATAGAAGGTGTCATACCACGACACCCCAGCAACAACCTCAATGACTGCCATCAGTGATCCTCCGGGATTGAGAGGATATATTCCTGGGTCACCGGATCGTAGACCGCCTCGACATCCGCTGGTGTGTCGATGGCGAACTTCTCGTTGATAGGAGAGCCGATGGCCTGATGTCCTGACTCTGTGAGCAGATAGATTTGACGGTCATGCCCAAGGAAGATGATGCCATAGGGCGTTGTAACGACAGAGAACGGACTCTCGGTTCCAAGCTTCTCGATCCAGGGATAGAAGGCAAGGGCCGGATTCACGAGGCCTGTTGGCACAACTCTCATGATCGACCGCTGACGGAAGAGGACTCCGACATCTGAGGCCAACGACTTGAGGGCCATGACCGGGTCGATGGGGTCACTTCGAGAGATGATGGGAGAAAGGGCTGTGTCTCCAGACCCATTCCCAATCCAGTCAAGTGGATCCCCATTCACAGACCACCGGACCCGTTGGGGGTCGCCGTCGGACTGAAGCACAACTAGTCGGTCTGCGATGACCCCAAGATATCTACCCCGAACCACTGGATCCGTTGGCTCAATCGTGTCTCTCACAAAGAGGAGATCGTTCTGCTCAACCCCTACGAGCGAGTACTCGATCCCATAGTTCGCATCGGAGTCCGTAACCTTATTGAATCCATGAACCGCGACCTCGAACTTCTCCTCCCACTCCACATAGCTCCAAGCAAAGGTGTGAGAGGATGGAGTCTCATCAATCACGATCTTGAACCCCACAACATCCGCAACATCCTCATCTGCAATGAGGTCCTCGACATACGCCACTCCACAGTTATATGTCGAGGCCGTATGTGCGAGAAGATAGCCTACGCCATCATAGTCAAAATAGATGTCGATTTTGAGTCCCGTCCCCGTACCTCCAATGTGGAACTTGAAGGTATAGGTCTTGAGATAGGCTTCCCTAAGTGGAGTCTTTGGGGTTGCTTCCCAGACGTTCGTCGTGCTCACGCGCGTGAGCGTCTGAAGGCGTGTGACACTTGGAGCATAGATGGTCTTGATCTTGAGAGAAACGGGATCACCGTCTGCAATGTTTCGAACAACGGTGATTGGGATGTTCGCGAACGTAGAAACACGATCTGTATCCGAGCTTTGAGCGATCCACTTCATGACACTGAAAAGCTCAAGTCCCATGTGCTCAACTGAGATGGTGACGTAGCCGCCCTCCTCAGAGGGTCCCGTGACTACGAGTGAGCAATGGACCACATACGTATACAACAGCGCACCGGCTGGAGTGACAGTGACATCTACAGACTCACCCTCAGCAACAAGCAGGTTCGTGGTCGGGAAGTCATTCCCCTCGTCTGGGATGAGTGTTGAGCGGTCCCAACGGAAGATGCCCTGAGCTGTCCCATCTGCAAAGAACACCTGGTTGAAGAAGGACTCCCAGGAAAGCAGGGTGTCACTGATGACAACGCTATCTGTCCCCCCACCTGAAACCTCGTTCACCCACTCCCAATTCGCCGGGTCCGGGTCCGAGTCATCCAGAGAGTCAATGACTGCAAGGTCTGGATCTGCGTTGTCATGGTACAGCCTGAAGATTTTCTCATAGAGAGTCGTCTGTGCAACAACGAACCTGTGCTCTCCAAGAGCATATATCTTCTGTCCAGCGACTGCCGTTGCGTCCCCAAGCTGGAGCACACTATAGTCCGCCCGTAGCGCCCCAAACTCGACGCGAACCTTATCATGCTTTGGAGACTGGTTCAACTCGATCTGTTGAGCACCTTTTGCGAGGATCATCCCACCTTCGAAGGTCCCGCTCACGATCTCGGGATCCCTTGAGGGTGGAGCCACAAACTCGACGTTTGCTCCCCGGTATTTGTTGTTCATGGAGTCTCCAGCGCCGTCACACGAGCATCGAGAGCATCGATCTGGGCCTGGAAATCCTCGATGACGTCAGCAAGAGTCGATCCATCGACGAGAGGGACTCCGTACTTCCAGCCCTCTTCACCAAAGACGATGGTATCTCCAATCGACGGGGATTGTCCACCTGTGAGGGCCCTGAGCAGTTGCTCAACCTCAACCTTATTCATCTGAGATCCTTGCGGGATCAGCGTTGACATCCGCCCATTCCCACGCGACCTCAAGACCACCATGAGGAACGTCAGCGGAAATATCCTCTTCCTTCTTCCGAGAGGAGGCATAGCCGAGGAAGCGACCAAGCCACCGATCCGCGACGTCGTTGTCACCAAGGGAGAGGAACCCGTGGTGAGTCGCCAACATGATGATGCCGTTGTCCCAATTCGCAGGGAGGGGGCTCTTGTCACCAGGAGCTACGAGCCTTGCGGGGGTCTTGATGTACTCAAGATCCAAGGTATAGGCCGTGTCAGGCTCAGGCCACAGGACGAGGCTGTCCCCTCGCTTGAGATAGAAGGTTGGCTGTGAGGGGTCGAGATCTTCGTAGCTTGGGAGCCGGCGAGCCTTGAGGAGCCTCTTTCCGTCGATCTCAAGAGTCACGACTCCAAGCATATCCTCAGGATAGGAGTAGGAGGTCACGCCATCGAGAATCGCGATGCTCGTGGAGACTCGGAACTCGTCGAAGAGGATATAGGACGCCAGGTTCAAGAGCCCGAAGTTCACCCACAACTTGAGCCTATCCGGGGCTGGTGCCTTTCCTCCAAGGTTCAGTGACAACTCAACTGTCATCTCTTCAAGCGTCATGTATCCCATGATTTAACCTCCCTGACCCTGCATTGATGCGAGCCTCTTTTGGAGGTTTGCACCCGAGGGCGGAAGCGAGGCCCCGAGTCCACTTGCCTCGGCGTGGAGGTCGGCCTCGGTGATCCGGGTCTGGATGTAGGTGATGGCACGAGAGAGCCATGCAACACTTCGCTGCTCATCACCGAGAGCGAGAAGCGCATGATGCACAGAGAGCTGGAAGATTGCCGGGTCCCAAATGTCAGGGAACACCGACACGTCCACCGCCGTTGTGAATCGAGCAGGTGGAGTCTTGAACACAACAAACAAGCTATAGACCCCATCAGGAACCGGTGAGAGATAGATCAGGTCCTTGTGTCGGGTCCAGTTCTTCGGCTCGCTTGTGATGGTCACACTCCTTCGCATCAGCTCGGCCTTCGGAACCCAACCAAGGAGGTTGTCACTCGTGTTGTTTCGGATGAGCTTGACCACCATCGAGTTTGCAGGTGAAGCGATCGTCTGCGTTGCATCGACGGTTGCAGTCGTCTCATCGTCATCAAGGACCTCGAAGTCCACACTACCTGCGAGGTCATGATATCCATAGTTGATCCAACGATCCAGCCTCGGGTTGTCGAAGCCCCGGTCGCCTAGCGCACTCTGAACGTCCGTGCGGAAGTCATCCAAAGTCATGTATCCCATCTCACGACCCTCCCTGAGCTTCGACGAGAATGGTGATGAAACTGAGACCCTCTATCTCACCCACGTGAGCCCTGACACTCCACCCGGTCAGGACCTCACCCAACCCAACGAACCTCGTCCCCCGAGGAGACTCGACCTCGAGCCTGATCTGGCCGTTTAGCTTCACAGAAACAGGCCGAGCCTCCACGGAGGACTCCCAAGCACTCGCATCCGAGATGCGAACCCACGGTCCAACAACTGGAGGAGTGGCACCGAGTACAAGAGCCTTTGCCCGCATATATCCTCCCTGAGAGTCAGGCGAACTACGTCGTTGCCGTCAGCACAGCCTCGCCACCCGTGGTAGCAGGGGAGCCGGCTGTCGTGTAGATCCCCCGCGCCGTAGCACAGGTGTCGGTCACGTTGATCGACCAGCTGTCCCTGAGCAGGATCATGCCGTCGGTCAGGGCAGCACCGCTCCCAAACACGAGAGCCTGCGTAGCCGAGGAGAGCTTGTCGTTCCAGAACAAGCACCGGTCGAACAGCATCATCCGCTCGACATCGGTCGCCGTCGTGATCTTGACATGGACACCCGTCGTTGCGCTGGTCTTGTGCTGAAGGATGCACTTCTCGAACGTGACATCCCTTGCCACCTTCCCTGCGATGGTCTCACGAGTGAGCAACACGCACCCACGGGCAACGGACTTCGTGTAGATGTTGTTCCCGATGCCGCACCTGTAGTAGAAACTCGTGTCGCCATTGCAGAGAAGCTCTGCCGCCGTGACCTGGTTGAGGTCCTCGTCCTTTTCCAGGTTGACGTGATCGAGAACCGTGTACTCACCCCCATCCGCGAGCGCGAAGAGGCTCGTTGCAAGGGAGTCAGTGGAACGGATCTTGAGGTTGTGGAGCGAGACCCCAACTCCGGTGATCGTGACGGCTGCGATAGCCGTCCCGGTTGTGAGGCCCATCTCCAGCCGAGTCCGATGCCCGAAGATCCGACCATCACCTCCAGCACCGGCCCCAGGGTCGGCTCCGAAGATGTGGACTCGGTTCTTTGCGATGAGCAACTCGTCCGACAGAGGATGAGCCGAGTTCGCTGACAGGATCAGGCAATCGTGCCGGTTTGTCCGAAGTGCGTCGTACCCCTGCTCCACGGTCTTGAAGGGCTTGTCCATGTTGGACCCATCATACCCATCACTCCCGTGGTTGTAGTCCACGAAGAACGTGCGGCCGAAGGTCGAGGGAAGCCTACCTCCCATCGTCCCGAAGCCGAAAGGCCCGTGCTCGCGACTCATGATGACTCCTCCTTACGAGCCGGTACCATCGGACCCGATGATACCCCTCTGGTCGAAGAAGTAGACGAGCAAACGCTGACGGCCCCAGAACTTCGCTGCCAGGGTGCCACCCGCGTCCTGCGAGTCACCGAACTGAGGACGGATACGGAACTTGAACTTCATGTCGATGAGGGAGGGGTCCTGGATGAACCAGGCGCCGTTGTCCTCCTTGTAGTGCAGAACCCGGTAGTCCCGGATCCCGGACATCAGCAACGCGGCGTTGACGTTCCGGTCGATGGTATCCGGTTCGTTGGGGTTCTTGGTCAGCTGGATGGCCCAGTACTCGTCCGAGGGACTGATGATCAGACGCCGCAGTTGCAGCGGCATCGGGTCACCCTGGTGGTCGACCTGGGTTCCACCCATCTCCAGAGCCGCCTGGTAGCCGGTCACGGAGAGAGCCGGGTTCCCGCTGACCTCGTTCGACCACGTCCCGACGCCATTCAGCAGCGCGTGATCGTCATCGATGAGCTTCTCTCCCAGCAGACCCGTGTAGACCGACCCCGTGAAGGCGTCGTCCAGCAGGGACGCTGCGAGGTACTCCTGGGTGAGACGAGCAGAGCGCCCGAGCCACTTGGCGTTCTGGTTCGCCCGCCCATACTGGTCGTCCTCGATCATCCTTCGCGAGATCATGAACCCAAGGGCCCATTCGTCATCGACGAACGTGTACTTGTTGGACATGACCGGATCAACGAAGGAGATCGTTCCGACCTCAGTCTTCCGCACCATGCGACCGAGGCCCGAGATCGCCACCCTTTCCTCCTCTGCCCTGTCGAGGTTCTCGACGGTGAGGAACATACCATATTCCTCAGGGAAGGAGTTGTAGCTGTCTCGGAAGTCCTTCCTCAGTCCTGGGCGCAGCAGATGGTTCCATGCGCCACGAACGATCATGATCCTTCTCCTTCTGTGTCAGGGTTGTGCATCCCTGATCTTTACTGGGTAAATTTCACCCAGTTAGGATCACGGCTGCTGAATGGCACTCTCGATGAACTTGAAGAACACGATGTTCCGATCCGTGTCGATGCCGATGACCTCGACCACAACGTTCGTAGTGTCTGCCTCATCGACAGCGGTCCACTCGTCCAAGCCGGATCCAATGTCGAGAAGCCCGTACTCCACGTTGATGTTCGCCTCGTCTACGGTCTGGACGACGCCAGATCCGTTCACGAGTGCGGCCATGAACACGTTCGAACGAGATGCCAGCGCAACCGCGACCATTCCACTCGGGTTGTGCGCGACCCCAGCGGTAACACCCTCCATCGAAACTCCGAGGATGTTGGTTACCGTCGTGCTGAGTGCGTGCTCATCGAGTTCCTGACTCGCCGTATCCCAAGTGACCGGAGTCCCTCGGGGATAGGTCTGATCGGAACCCGGAGCACGGTCAACACACTCCGGCCACCCACCGTTGGGGAACTGAGCCGGCTGCATCCTGAAAGGCATGAGTTCCTCCATCTAGCGTGAGATTGTGGTACTGCTTTCGTCGAAGGGAACCGGTCCCTTCCCACCTTCGGCAGCACGTTCGGCCTCACGCGTATACTCTTGCCGACCCTGCTCCCCCACCTTGTACTTGATCCGATCACTCTGGATCTCGCGGAGTATCTCGATATCCTCGCGAGTGATGGTCATGAGTACAACGTCACCTACGCGGACACGTCCGTCCGGCGAGGCGTTGAGCCCCTTGGCTCCTTCTCGATAGGTGAAGCCGTATCCGAGGTTCGAGTAGCGGATGACGTCACCTTCGGTGTCACGAACAAACTTCCCTGCGTATCCCTCGGGCACACTCAGATTGTAGGCGAGAGCGAGCTTTTCGTTCAGGATTCCTCGGGTGAGAACTTGGGCATAGCGAGCCTTCTTTGTTGCACGCTCACTTGCCCTGATCTCAGCTTCCTCGGGGGTGAGGTCCTTTCTTGGCTCAGTGGATGTGACCTCGGCGTTCGCCTTCGCATCCTCACGGAGCTTCTTGAGGGCGTCCTCTCCAGCCTTGCGGAGATCAGCTTGATCGCTCATGGCTACCACCGATCCTTTGAGAACCCAGGCTGGACGACGGCGTCCTCAGGGGCGTCCTGAAGGGCGATGTAGTCGGCCTCGGGATCCTTGGAGGCAGGGAAGTAGACCTTCGCGAGCATCCGCTCTTCCTCACTCAGGACCCGTCTTGCGGGGCCAGGACGAGCGGGGAGAGGGGCGGCACTGGGGCGATGCTGAGGAATCATGATCGGGGGAGCCTCACGCGTAGGGGGAGCCTCGGGAGCCGGTGCCGGTGCAGACGCCGCAGTCGAGAGGTTGATCCCCTGCTCGGTTGCGATTCCGACGGCGGTGTGGTAGATGGTTCGGAGCTGAGATTCCTTCACCGTTGCCGGGTCGAGCTTCTGCTCACGGAGCAGGGCGTCGATATGGGGCTCCAACACGGTGAAGTGCTTCAACTCTCCCCGAAGCTTCCCTCTCGTGCCCTCACCCTCCGACCTTGCCGCTCCACGCATGAGGGGCTCGATCATCTTGCCGAGGTGATCCGTTACCCTCTCTTCGAGAACCTTGAACCGGGGGGCGAGGAAGTCATCCCCGTAGGGTGAGGCATCGTCGGAACGCGCAGGAGTGGGCGCTGCCGGCTGCGGAGTGGCCTCGGCATGACGCCGATTCAACTCCGTGTTCTGTGCCACGAGTGCCGCTTGCTGCGCTGCGACCAAAGCCTCAACCTCCTCCGGTGTCTTTCCCTTCAGCAGCGGGTGCTTGAAGTCCACCGCCCCCGGTGCTGCGACGACCTCCAGGCTCTCGTCCGGTGGAGAATCCGCTCCATCCGGGGTCAAGCTCGATCTCTGGCTCTCTGAGGATTCCTCCCCTGGAGGGGCTTCGACCTCTGAGATACTCTCCAAATCTTCCGAGCCCTGGGGCTTCGGTGGGACCTGCACTCTGGCTACCATGTGACTCTCCTCGCGTAGTGGACACGTCCTGGATCAAGCCGAGTATTGACCTAATCCCTTCCAACACATTCCTCTTATCCCAGCATCCCTGGGGATCCGCCCCCGACACCATTTCCAGCACCATCGCCTCCGCCTGAAGCTCCAAAAGCCTCAACAAGCTGCTCGACTCCGGTTGGGAGAGCAGCTTCTTCAGATCCGGCAGGAGTTCCGGGTGAGCTTTCTGCACCGCCTGTAGGTCCAGCATTTTGAGCCCTCATCTTTTCCAGATCGAGTAGGAAGGAATCGACGTCGGGAACCTGGAAGGCATCGAGGAGTCTCCGCATCGCTGCGTTGGCGGATCTCAATGCCATGTCTGCGAACATGATGAATACCTGCGGATCCTGCATGAGTCCAGCGACCTGACCTGCACGCTCAAGAACCTTGTCATAGTGCGCGGAGAGGGCGCTGAAGAGCTGGATCCACTTCTGCTGCTCGACGTCCTTGTTCGTGATGGAGTCGGTGACCGTGAGTTCAACGTAGACCCCACGCCGGACATCTTCCTGAGGCATGGCGAGATAGTGCTCGACATACTTGCCACCCTCACCTCGGACCAACCAGGAGCGGCCTCGCGAGCCAAACTGCTGATAGTTCGCGAGAACATCCTGACCCAAGAGAGAGAACATCCGCCTCACGTTCTTGAGCACCATGTCGAACTTCTTGTTCCCTTCCGCAAGCTTCGACAGGTCGCTCGTTGCAGGAGGAGGAGTTCCAATCTGAGGGCTCCCCAGGATCAGCTCGTTTGCGCCTGAGCGCTTGTCCGCATAACCTCGGGCGGAGTCCTCGTTCGAGAGCTGAGCAAAGTGCTGGAGGTTCGAGAGATGGAACTCCTTGACATCTGTTTGGGGATTGTTGAAGAACCAAATCTTCCCTGGCCAGATTGGCTCATCCTGTGAGTACCCGGACGTCCGAGAGAGCGCAAGCTGACCCATGTTTGCGAGGGTCCCTGCGTCGAGCCTCTGCCGGTGGATGGCCGTGATGAGGGCCTGGAACTGTTCAAGCTGCTTCCCAATTCCAATCCCTGCCCACCGACCCTCGACCGGGATGTATACTCCAATGCGGTAGGGCCGGTGTGCATCTGCGTACCAGTTGTACCGAGCTGAGAGAACCGTCCGAGACTCCTTGTGGAAGTCTATGACGATTTCCTCGTCCACTCCATCCTTGTCGACATCGAACGAGAGCCAAAGCTCTTGGAAGTCAAATGTCTCCTTCCATCCGGGTTCGGCGTTTTCCTGCGTTCTCCGGCTCGCCTCATACTGCACACCCGAAGACTCCGTGCTCGGGGTGTTGCTCCACCACATCCTGATGGATTCGATGGCCTCGGGATACATCCGGCCCGAGAGAGCATGACGCTTGAGCTGCGACCAAGTGACGTTGTGATGTTCCTCCCCAACGAGCATCGCGGTTTGAGGATTGTTCTCATGGAGGCGCATGAGGAAGTTGGCGAGCGGAACATAGTCGAGGGTTGCCCCGTTCCTGACCTCGATCCACTTCCCAACGCTCCCACCCTCCGGGAGGTCGATGTTGACTTTGCGAATGTCCCTCTCGTAGCCTGACTTCCCGACTGCCGTGCCGAGCTTGATGAGTTCAAGAAGGCTCTCTTGTGCAAAGCGGGGCATATCCAGCGAATTCGGATCATCAACCTCGGTTTGGAGCCAACTCTCGACGTTTGGGGCTTCGTTGATCCAAGCTGCGATGCGTGGCCGAAGGGAGTAGAAAGGCTTGACTGAGAAGAGGGTCGTGATCAGCCGGGCAAGCACAGCCTCCACCGCGATTGCCGTCATGGGGATGACGACGTTTGCAGCTTTGCGGAAGGGGAAGTTCTTGACTGTGCTCGCCGGCTTGGCCCAATAGTCCTTCTGCCACTGGATCCAATCCTGGACGAGGATGTTCCTCTCGGACCAAACGAGTGAGATCTCGCTGTCGAGGTACTCAGTCAGCCGGCTCTCCGTCTCCTCGTCCAACGACAACATCCTGGGCCACCGACCCGAGAGTTCATTCTCAAGCCCAGGCGGAGGTCCTGGGATCTTGACATCCCCCTCCCATGCCGGGTCGCGTAGCAAGGATAGTGTCATGGTTAGCTCCTAAGGGGCTCCCCGAACAAGATCACGAACAGGACACGGATGTCATGGACGTGGATCTTCACATTGATGAACCACACCTTGACCGTCGTGATGGTGTCGTTCTCGTGATCTCGATACCATGCCCACATCTCGTTTGCGAGGTTCTGCTTCACGAGGGCTGCAACTGCGCTGAGTGCTCCAGGGATCTTGATGTCATCGACGACGGCCATGTGGTTACTCCTCCTTTTTCTTCTTTGAAGTGAGCAGGGGGAAGAGCTGAGTTGGCTCAATCAAACCGGCTCCGATGAGCGCGGCACCTACTCCGAGATATGCATACTCTGGACGAGTGATGGCGAGGACACAACCCCCGATTGCAACGACGAGGCCCGAGAGGGTTCGGATGAGGCGCTCTCTCTCATACCAGACGTTTTCCTCTTGCTTGCGTTCGGGTTGTTCCTTCATGGTCTTGTCCTCTTCTCAACCTCAAGAATACGAACCCTTTCCTCGATCCCTGCTACCTTTGCCTGAAACCAAGCCGGAGGAAGAACATCAACCCGGCTTGAGATAACTGCAACTTCGGTCTTGAGTCCCACGATAGAGACACTCACCCAAATCATCCAAGGAAGCATGAGAAGGGTTACAAGTCGACCGAGGAGAATCCAGATGAGATTGAAGCTACCTTGCTCCATGTGAAGATCCCCCATCGGCCACACCCTCCTTACATCGAGGAATACCCCGTGAGATCATCCCGATCCTCTAGGATCATCCGGGTTGCCTTCTCCATCTCCTTCGCCTGCTCAATAACCACGGGGGACCAGACCTCAGGACCCTGTGCAAGAGCATCGAGGATATGGTCGGTTTCACCTAGGGGGAACCACTCCCACTCATCCCTCAGCTGATGCATCCCCTCAAGGACATAGAGCTGACCACCTGCACCATAGTTCGCGAGCCCCTCGATCCTTGCGGTTTTCGAGCGCTGCGAGCCGGGTTTGTAGTCATAGATGTTGGGGTAGATGCCGAGTTCACGACACTTCTGGTCGAACCAATACTTGAGCATCGCGGAGAAGGCAACGGACTCAATCGAGATCAACCGGGGATTCCACTTCGTATACAGCCGGAACATCTCCTCGATCAGCTCGGGTGGCTTGAGCCTCTTACGATAGGCTTCGAGGACATAGACATTCATCTTCTTGTCTGTCCCCGTGACAACGATGCCACTCTCGTCGGAGTGTTTGCTCTCACCAACGGAGGGGTCTATGAGGATCACCCGATCCATCTCTGAGGTCCGAGCCGTCCGGCTCCCCTCACCCTCGAACACGATCAGGCGATCCCCGGTCCCGATGTTATAGTACTTGAGCCACGCCGGGTCGAGCCGTGTCAGTTCCCCGGAACGTGGGTTGTTCGCATACTGCGCAGCCCAGACCCTCGGATTCCGACGTATCCGGTTGAGGTCACTGAGCGAGAACTCCTCTGGGAAGATGGGGAGGCCGTCCTCGATTGCACCCCGAGCGTAGACCACCAGCTGCCCTTCGGGGATACGCTCAATCTCAGCCTCACTGTAAACCCGAAGGATCGACTTAGACTTGTCGATTCCATACATCGAGATTGCATGAGCATATACATCTGTCGCGCTCCATCGAGTTCCCGTGAGGTCCCAGCCATCGACCTTGAGGCGAGTGAGGAGAGAATTCACGTTGTCAAACCACATGAGGGTGGTTCGCATGACGGTTTCAGAGTCTCTCGCAGCCTCACCAACTAGGTCATCGAGCTTCAGCCAGTTATAGTGGCGACCCTGAGCTGCACCACCAACACCGATGGTATCAAACGTTGGTTCGTTGTGGTGCTCGTCCCGAGGAAGCTCCAATTCCCACTTGTTCATCCGCTGAGTGCGCGGAGATGGGATCATATCCGGGAAGAGGGCCAACATCCAGGGCTTCGAGCGGAAGGCTTGCGTGATGCCGTAGAGGAACCGGCTTGCACTCTCTCGATTCTCATGTGCAAGCAGCATTTTCAGGTTCGGCCCAAGGCAATATGGACGCTCAACCACCCCAGCTTCGTTTGGTAAGACCATCTGGATGGAGTCGATGGTCGTATTCTCGGTGGACTTATAGTGATCTCGGGGGAGGAGGGTCATACGGTAGCGTTGACCCCACATTTTCTTGAGCCAAGCTGCGTAGTGACCGTGGAGTCCAACGGTGAGGAGGTCGTATTCGAGGATTCCAGCAAGTGCAAGGAGATCTGTCTTGACTCGACGCCTCAAAAGGGAGATTTGGACCCCTGAGAGATCCCGAAAACGCTGCTCTGCTGCCTTTCGCTTCTCATTGAGAATCTCATCATCGAGAAGAGCACCCCAAGCCTCGTCAGTCGGGCTGAATTGGTTATGCGACATCTTCCTCTCCCTCCTCATCCTCGTCCGACTCAACAATCTCCGCCGGCATTAGCTGAGGAACCTCAAAGGGATCGATGTCCTTGGCCTCATCTGCCTTCCCGAGGGCAGTCATGAGCTTGTTGAACTGGTCTGGAGTCACCTGATAGCCGATTCCAGAGCCTCTATCCTCCGAGCGCAGGAACCCACGGCCCTCCAAAGTCTTGATTGCGACCCGGTCTTGGTTGGACTTAGCCTTGTGAAAGGGTGAGATGTCCGCTGCGAGGGTCCTTTTGATGACCTTCAGCGCGAGTTTCGATGCAACGTCAAGTTCTTCCTCGATGGTTTCGATGAGTTTCTCTTGAAACCTGGCCTTCGCAATCTTCTTGATCTCGTTTGCACGAGGATCATTGAAGATCAGCTGCACATTCCTCTGGGACATCCCAAACTGAGCACCTATCTCAGTCGTGGGAACACCCGTCAGGGCCAGAAGAACGATCTGGTCGTTGCGAGGAGGCCAGGGAGAAAGGGTGTCGGCCATGAGTCTAGAGCTTGAACGCCCCGATTGTGAGGGCAGTCACGCCGTCGTAGGTGATTGAGAGGATGTGGGCGAACTCATCCCGAGGGAAGGGACCGATGAACTTGGTGGTTCCAGCGCTCACAGTCACGGCAACGCTGTGGGTGAAGCCTTGGTTACACGCGATGCTCCGAGCAATGGTGACGATCCATGCACCGGAGTGGGCATTGTTCACTCGGAGGGCAGTGAGTCCATCATTTGGGACGGTGTCTCCACCGGCTGCTGCGGCAGCTGAGGTGATATCTGCGCCGGTTAGGGAGACTTGCTGGACAGTCAACACGGCCATGACTCACTCTCCTCTGCGTGAGTTGATACTAGCGCCAACCCCACCGACTTTATCGTGATTGGTTCGAGCGAAGTAGAAGCCAAGGACCAGGAAGATCATTGAAGCGAGCGTCTGTGGCACATCTCGGTCCACACCTTCCCCTACCCACAATGCCTGCACAATCATGATATAGACACCAGCACCGACTGACATCAGAGCAATTGCGCTCTGTGTCACTTCCCAAATCAGATTGATTCACCTTTGACCAGCAGTTTTCAAGGTTGTCTCATCCTGCTGAGCAACAGTATCAGGAACAGGATGATCCGTTTCCAACGACTGTGCTGGAATTTTAACCTGAGCTGGATCCTTAGGCTTTGTCATACTGGCGTCCAGCCACTCGGAACGTTGTTGAACATCTTGAGTGCCGCTGGTGCAGAGTTGAACGTCAGCGTGTAGGCGAACTGGTCCTGTCCTTCAGGGATCGTCGGAACCGCCCAAGTCAGCGCCTTCGCGAGCTTGGCCCGAAGTTCCGCCTTGGTCAGCGAGTCGTCGTCGGGGATCTTGTCGAGGTTGGTGGCGATGAGTGCAAGGATCGCCGCGTCCTCCACCGTGAACAGTGGAGAGCACCAGACGAAGTGCTCCACGTTCGTCGGCGAGAGCATGATCGGTGGGGCCTGCCCATCGGCCATCAGATCCAGCTTCTCGAACACGAACCGGATCACCCGCCGAACGTGGTCGGGCATCGCCAGCAGCGCGCTCTTGCGGATCGCCAGGAATGCCATTCCTACATCTCCGAGTTGAGCCGGAGGATCTGTGCAGCGGAGAGGGCACGGCGGAAGAGGGCGGCGGAGTAGAACTGCATATCAGCATACGCCGTCCCTGAATCCGCGTAGCGCCCGATTCTGAGGGCGTAGGCGTTGGCGAGTGTCGCTGTAGTGCTGTCCGTCGATCCCGCCGACCCCGTACCGTCAACAAACGCCGCCACGAGCACACCGGCGTTGCGCCGCCCGACAATAACCGCCTCCGCTCCCGCCGTAGGATGGCTTTCGGCATCTTGACCACGATTGGTGCCGTCAGAGGCCGTGACGCCGACACCTGCGCCTGCGTTGAACGTGACCAGTGAGTATCCAGTAGATGCGGCGGCGGTGCTAACCTGTTTAGCAAACAAAGCCTGAGACACGGACACATTCCATGTAGCCTTCCTTGTCCTTAGCACAGCCGTAAAGCTCTCCGTCGCAGCGAAATCCAACCTCGCATGGTCATCCACTTCAATGTAGTCATCCACCCCATCGAACACAGCCACGTTCTCCGCGACCACCGTGCTCTTGAGCCCCGTGGCGCTGCGGTTGATCGTCACGGTCTGCCCCGTTACGGCAGTCAACCCCGTGTGCGTGGCGTTGTAGGAGGCGTCGGCGGTGAAGTCCACAGTGCAGGCGGGCGTGCCAGCAATCGTCAGAATCCACTGAGCACCACGCGCTACTCCAGAGTACGTCGCTAGTGAGGTAGTACGCCCACCGATGTCTAGGGTCTGCGTGCTTGCGTAGATCCCAGCAATGGCGATGGTCTGGTCCGTGCCCAACTGCACCCACGTTCCTGCACCCGTAGACGGAGCGTAGTCCGTGCAGGTGAAGAACTGCACCCGCCCGTCCGACGCCCGCCATGTCGCCCTGAACCCATTAGCCCCGGCTGCGTACGCCGCCCCGGAGTCCACCCCGGCAATCGCGGTACCGTCCACAGACAGCAGCAACGCCAGATAGTTACTGGTATTCAACTCGAAGCGGACGGCACGATTTCCCGCTGCCCCGTACTTGGAAACGAGAGAGCGCGTCGTACCAGCACCCGCTGGCGTGCCCCCAAACCTGACATCCAGTTCGGTGGTCGGCCTCAGTCCAGCCACATCTGGCACGGTGCAGCAGTTCGTATCGGTACCGGGATACCACAGATACGAGGTGCCCCCGTGGTACAGCCTCGTGGGCATCGCAGCCGTGTCTGCGCTCTGGTTCACCGTGACCGTCTGGCCCGTGGAGCAGACGAAGGTGCGCGTGCCCTGGGCCTGGGTCGTGAAGTCCACGGAGAGGGTGGTGCCGGTGTCGAGAACGAGGCCGGTGCCCATGCGGGCGGCGTAGATGGTGCCGATCATAAACGCAGATGTCCCTACATTGAGCGAACCACACTCCCACGCAGCCGTACCAGCGAAGACACTGGTGACGCCAGCGGTCGTTACCGTCGAACCCAACTGCGCCCACGATCCACCCGGCACCCGCCACCAGAACTTCACATCATTCCCGACCGCGCCGTTATCTACATCGTGCGTCACCGCAACCTGAACACGAACGGTGTTGGCGACGACCGTTTCTAGTACGGCGGTTGATTCAACGGTTGCTACAGTGTCAGTGCCGTTGGCAGACCACCGATACTCAAGTTTCCCCTCAGCATCATTGATGCCAAAGCGTGCTGACCTACTTCCAGCTCCACCCCATCGGGCCTGAATGATCCTTGGGTTCCCAGTAGCAGACGAGTAATCAGCACAACGAGTGTCACCGAGGTACCACTGATCCCCGATCGGCCTATTGCCTGCAGCATCCGGCACACTCGCATAGTTCCCGCTGACCCCACCAAGAATCAGCCCCCGGTCCCCATACGTCGTGTCACCGATCAGCGCACGCTTGACCCCACCGTACCAGCCGTGGTGGCCGTTGCCGCTGTAGTCGATCAGCACGCCGTTGGTGCTGACCTGCTTTCGCATGGACCACTCACCCACAAGCCCATTACTCCCTGGGCCGACGACTCTCCCAACACCACCAGCAATCGCATCAATCCCTGTGATGTGGTCAATCGCCGTGATGTAGCCCATGGGTCAAAACTCCTCAACGACCTTGAGCACGAACGCCCGAGCCCCACCCTCTGCTGCACTTGAAAAGACCCGGACCTGATCATACCCCACGCAATCCACGACGACACACCGGGCCGCAGCGATCTGAATATCCGCCCCGCCGGATGTGAGATACTTCCACGTCACTCCTGCATCCAGGCTCACCTGAACACTCACGACCCCGGTAAGAGCTGCCGGAGCCGCGATAACGAGCGATCTGATTGGCTTGTCCCCTACCTCGATAGCTCCTGACGCTGTCCCTCCACTCGCGATGGTCAGCGTTCCAAGCAAAATTGGTTGGTTTCTCATGACCCCTGCCTAGCCTGATGAAATGGGGACTCGCCTGGGTAGACCGGCACAACCCTAAGCTAAGCCAAAAGGCCTGGGGGCGCAAGGGGCTTCCACATATACCCCAGACCTTTAGTCTCGACTAAACTGAAATTTACCTAGTAAATTTCGCTCCCTGTTGCATACCCCATATTGACCCTGGTGAGAAATTTCGGGTTGCATTTTGACGAGACCTCATTTCGCCGCCGGGCGAGGCCCATTTTTGGGACCCCCCGGCTCGCCTCGCAGGGCGCGATGCTTGAAGCTTGGACTATCTAGACTGCGAGCTATCAAGCTTCAAAGGTACGAGATTCACTGATTGAAGCTAGCAGGGTAGGGAGCCGGGCGAGCCGGATCCACCAGGCCATGTGGACGTTTAGGCTAGACTAAAGATCCTTTAAGCTCTAAGGGTTCGGGGCCGGTGGACCTTCGGGGTCCCTACGGGATAGGGGTCGCTATGGCAATCTGCGAGCCCGGTCTTGCACATTGCCATAGTCATGGGGATTAGGCTAGGCTAAACCCATTGTGGCACAACGAGGTCAACCTGGCACGGACCTTGCCATAGTGTAGGGTGTTGCTTGAGAGGTTGCAGGTGGGGGCCGCCGGGGCAACCTGGCGCATGGCCCGATGGGATACCGAAGCTCAACCGGGGTGGCACGGGGCCGACCCCTATTCCGAACAGGCCCCGAACCTTTGCAAAGGTAGGACAAGATGACCGACCGTTCCCTTCCCATTGGCTTCAGCTTGAAGCCGGTGGAAACCGCTGCCGGTGGCACCGCCTACACGGTGGAAGTGCCCCAAGCGGAGAGCCTCGACGCGGTGCTCGCGTACTATGAGAGCATCGGGAAGAACGCAAACGAGGTGCTCCTGGCGATCTGGAACAGCGGCAACGAGCAGGGTGCGAAGCAGGGGCAGAAGGAGCAGGTCAGGAAGGCCGGAACGGATGCGACCAAGATCGCGGAAGCCATCGCGGCGCATCAGGAGACGGCTCGCGGGTTCATTCAGGGGGCCCCGCGCGGTGGTGGTGGTGGCGTGAAGCACGAGTCAGGGTATTCGAAGAAGGATCGTGAGGCGCTCGGGAACGCGGTCGCGATGCACATGGCGACGAGCGGCGCGCCTCCGACGACCGAGGAAATGGCGGAGATCTGCGAGTCTCTCGGGATCGATGTCAAGCACCTCGGCTAGGCCAGCAAGGTGAGGGCAGGGGGGCCGGGCGCTTTGACAGGCTCGGCCCCCTTTTTCACGTCCAGGGTTTCGGGTTTCAAGGTCAAGAGCATAGCAAGGTCAAGAGCATAGCAGGGTCGAGCAAGGCATAGCATAGTCAAGAGGACTTGGGCGATATCAGGAGAAAAGCGGGTGAAAAACCCAAGTTTACGAGGGGCGACGAGGGGTTTGGAGGTGACGTCGAGGGGAAACGAGGGGCCAGGGAATCGGGGATTCTCTTACTCTCCCAAGGGTTCCCAGGATATGCATCCTCGCGGTTTTCGGCCACGAGGGGAGGGGGGTGGGGGGACCCCCTGTCCCAGGTCCTATCATGAAGAATATATATATAGATAATTATATATAATTTGACTCACGTATGGGAACCTCAGTTTCGGCGGTCCCATGTAGAGTGACAATAGATAGATGCATATGGGGCAGGGGGACTAGGTGGGGTGCCGGGGGGTCCCCCTCGTGGCGATTTTCGGCGCGGATGCATATGCTGGGAAGCGTTGTGCCACAACGGCTATCGGGTACTTTCGGCCTCCCTCGTTTCCCCTCGGGGACGCCACGAGACTCCACGAGACCCCTCGTAAACAGGGGATTTTCACCCAAACAGCCCCATTTTCAGGGGAGTTCTCTTGACTATCGGGTGTGGGATTGGATCTATGCAAGAGTTGTTGCATTTTGCAATAGTAGGCGCTCGGCTCCTCCCTAGATAGCCCTACTGGCGTATACCTATGCATTTGGCACGATTTTTGCAGTATGGGGCTGCGGCATATGCGGCGCCGCCCCGCGCCTGTCCTCCCTTTGGCGGCAACCTCCTTGACAGGAGGGACCATGATCAATCTCGATGCGATACTCTCGAAGGAGCAGAAGGAAGCGTTCGTGACCAAGCTCATTCAGGTCAAGAGCCCAGGGTCGGTGTTCACGCTCAAGGTGGACCGGACGTCGAAGTGGGATTTCATTGTGATGAGGCGGGGTCAGAGCGCAAGGGTTGTGCTCGGGGCGAGCATCGGGGACCCCAAGCTCCCTCAGCTGGTCAGCGAGATCGCGAGAGCGCTCGGGGACATCAAGGCCCTGACCTCGGCGGTCGCCATGGGGGAGCGGAAGCCGGTCACGTTGGAGCCGCTCTCATGACTCAGCTCAGCACGGATCTCAGAGTCCTTGCGGCGGACCTGGAAGGGATGGATCACTTCTATGGGGCGTCCAGGGACATCAGGACCGCAGTCGAGTTGATCGAGGCATACACTGGTCAGCTCAACTTGCAGGGAACGAAGCTTGCCGGGCTCCGGGTGATTGAGAACAGGGCCATCACCCTGCTCAACCTCGTCACCCCCATCCCGGACAGCGACAGCGTCTACGTGCCGAAGGTTGCGGTTCAGGCCCTTCGAGATGCGACGGAGGGGAGAGGGCGATAATGCTCACCCTCGACGACATCGTGACGTGGGCCATCGTGGTGTTCAATGGGGGATGGGCCATCGGGATCGTTGCTTCGATGCTCATCCCTCGTCATCAGTCAAGCATACTCACCCCGCCTAAGCGGCGGAGGGGCGTTTCGTGAACCATCTCAAGGCACAGGCCATCAGGCTCAAGGCGTTCGTCCGGTCGGGGGAGAGGTTCGGGGTCATCTATCTCGACAAGGAGCCCCTCGTCATCAAGCGGCTCGTGCCGGGGATCGACACCGGGGCGGCGGCGCACGGACCCGAGACCTTCAACGTCACGCTCAAAGGCGAGCCCTACGCGACGGAGGTCAACGCCTCGCTGCTCAACGAGCTGGTGCTCACGCTCGTGCAGCAGGAGCGCCGAGCGCTCTCATGATGTTCAACTTCATCCAGGGACCGGAGCACGAGGACAAGTGGCAGCGCCATCGTCGGACACTCGACGACAGAGCGCTCGTGCTCATCATCATCTGCATCATCATCATCACCCTCATCGTGGACCATCTGTCATGAGCCCCAACGCAAGCACAGGACCCAGGCTCGTCGCGGAGCGGTTCCGCCATCGCCGGTGGGTCAAGCTCACGAACGTCATCGCAGCGATCCGGGAGGGGGTGTTGGTGAGTCCAGAAGCCGCACCCCCTCGTCACTATGACGAGATCGTGTACGAGCAGGGGACCGGCCATGTGGTCAAGTCCACCCTCCGCCGGGGCGCGTGAAATTTACCAGGTAAATTTCGCAGCCAAAGGAATTGCCGCCATGAAGATCAATCCAGAGAACAACGAGGTCACACTCACCGAGGAGGAGGTCATGGGGATCCTCTTCGCACTCTCGTTCCAGGACACCATGATGAAGGTCAGGTTCAGGCTGTTCATGGGCAATGATGAGCTGTATCGGAAGTTCAAGGTCCCCGAGAAGTTCGCGGACTTGACCCACAACATCACCCAAGCGCTCGGGAATCACTATCTCGGGGATCCCATGGGCTTCGCAGCCCTGATGAGGCTCGGATCAGAGAAGGCTACGGAGTCATGAGCGAAGCTGATCTCAGCGCGCTCCTCGCAAAGCAAGAGGAACTTCGGCTTCAGGCCGAGGCCCTCAACGCGGAGATCCGCAAGCTTCAAGAGGCAGCAGCGCTTGAAGCTAAGCGGCTCGCGGACGAGGAGGCCAAGCGCAAGGCAGAGGAGGAGGCGAAGAAGCCGATCAACGTCTTTGTCACGTCGCTGACCGGCGGATCGCTTATGGTCGAGAATGACTTCCGACCTGATCTCCTCAGTATCATGACCTCGACGCCAGGGAGGATGTTCAGGGGATATGCGGAGAACAAGCTCGGGAAGAACATCATTCCGATCAGTGAGTGGGGCCGTTTCCTCGCAAGAGTGAAGGACCTCCCAAGCGTCAACGTCATCTATCTCAACAAGGTGAAGGAAGAATTCGATTGGTATCTCAACGCCCCACCGTGGGAGATCGACGTCCACCCATCCCGGAGGCACTTCCTCGCTCGGATGGGACCCCGGCAGAGCGGGCATCACATCCTCAGTCACATACCTGGGGCTGAGTGGGATTGGGACAGCAAGTCTTGGAAGCTCCCCCTGAGTGAGGGGTGGAGGGTCCCGAAGGCCCTAGAAAGCGTCGAAGGGGTGGTCTACACTGAGGACGCAAGCTCCATCATCTTTGAGCAGGTGCGAGTGAGGTCGGAGCTTGACATCATTGCAAAGAAGGAGGACAGTGATGTCATCACCGCGCTCAACGGGAACACGTTCAGGCCTTTTCAAAAGGTCGGGGTGGAGTTCGCACTCGCATCCGGGGGAAGGCTCCTCAACTCGGATGACACGGGGCTCGGAAAGACCTGGCAAGCACTCGGGTATGCGGAGATCCGGCGAGGCGCCATCCCTGGGTTCCAGACTGTCATCGTTGCGAAGGCAGCGAACATCCCAAACTGGAAGCGGGAGGTCAAGCGCCTCACGGGGGAGGATCTCGTCGCGTGCGTTGGAGGGAAGCCCGAGTTCTTCACCATCCAGAAGATCATGAAGGAACGGGTACCGTATGTGCTCATCTCATACGATACACTCGGGGCATACCAAACGATCACGACACCCGAGGGCGAGGAGAAGAAGGTCTATCCCTGGGTCGCGATCTTCAAGGCGGGCAAACCAAACCTGCTCATCCTCGACGAGGCCCATCAGATCAAGACCCCCGACACACACAGGTCGAAGGCGTGTCGGATGCTCGCAGGGATCCCCCACATCATCGAGCTGACGGCCTCACCCGTGCTCAACCGGACCATCGAGCTTTGGCCGCTGCTCTATATGCTCGATCCGCAGATGTTCAAGGTCCATGATCAGTTTCTCAATACGTATACATATGGGGGACGGCAGCCTCGGAACGTGGACCAACTCCACGAGCTTCTCAGGCCCATGTTCCTCCGACGGAAGAAGAGCGACGTGCTCAAGGACCTTCCTGCCATCAACCGGATCACGAGGTTTCACGATCTGAGCGAGAAGGCAGCGAAGGATTACGAGAGCGTCCTCGCAGGTGTGTATCAAGAGCTGGACGTGTATGATCCAAGCGGACTCGGTGGCACGACGATGAACGTCATGTCCATCCTCGCACAGATCACCCGGCTCAAGCAGGTCTGCGCGGCGGACAAGGTGGACTACACGGCGGATCTCGCGACGGACTTGATCGACGAACACGAGAACGGGGGCAAGGTCCTCATCTTCTCTCAGTTCAAGGGGACAGCACTCGCAATCGCGAACAGGCTGGGGTCCCAGGCGGTCTGCACAGTCAGGCGAACGGCGGATGACTTCGTGAGCCTCGACGCAACCCAACGGGACCAGCTCTTCGAGGACGCAAGGAACGATCCCAACGTCCGGTTCATCGTGACGACGGAAGCTGCAAAGGAAGGGCACAATCTGGAGTTCTGCAATTGGGTGATCTTCAACGACCCACTCTGGACCCCGGCGGCGCACGACCAGTGTGAGGGACGAGCGTATGGCCGGCTCGCGAACCCCCATCCCATCGATAGCTTCTATGTCGTTGCGGACGTGGATATCGAGAAGTGGATCATGGAGCTTCTCGACAAGAAACTCGCCATCATCAATGAGGCCGTGGAGAAGGTGGAGTCAACACGAGAACTCAACGAGAGCATTGGGATGGAACTCATCAAGAAGATGAAGGCGGAGATGTGGAGGAGGGGAAAGTGAAGAAGCCAGTCACGGCATCAGAGGTGAGGGAGCAGCTCAAGAAACTCACACTAGGTACAGCCTTCCCCGACACACAAATGCGTCAGTATCTCGACGAGAAGGACATCTATATGAGATCATTCACGTCCTCGCTTCAGCTTCGGTGCCACGCAACGACCCATGAGCCTAGCCA